ATTAGGAGTTTTCCGTGACCACTGAATCCATGAAGCTAAGACTTCTAAAATAGGTCTAACTAAAAAAATAACTCTGATATCTTCTCCATAAAACTTTTTAAGAAGATATAAATTTCCTTCTGTTCCTGCTGGTCCCCGATCAATAATATATTTATAATTCCAATTCTGATAATAGGAGGGAAGAATCGCTTCCATCACGCGATGTAAAGATTCATGATCAGGAAAATTTTTAAAAACATCCGTGTGCTTAAGATTCCAAATATCTCTATATATTTCTAAAATAATGCTATTAGCACTGCACCCAATATCTGGGTTCTGATTAAGAATAGAAGTGAGTAAAGTATTTCCTGCTCGAGGAAAACCCGCTAGAAAAAAAATCTTTTTATTTTTTACTGGCTTCATACGCCCTTACGCGTGAGGGAAGACCTTCGGCTTCTGTAGGAATATAATCTTCTGTAGCTGCCATAAGATCTTCCGGAACTTCACTTGTGACAATTTTAATGGGAACTTCTTTAATGCCTAATTCATGAGCAGCGAGATAACGATTGTTACCAATACAGCACATATATTTTTGACCTTCACATTCTTCAGTTTCGATACAAAGTAAAGGATTAATGATTCCTCTTTTTTTAATGGAATCTCTTACTTCTTTATAGAAAAGACTGCCTGTGTGATGACTAGGATTTTGTTGTAGCTGCTGGTTTCTTAGAAATACTTTTTCGATTGGCACCATCATACTTTAATTCTCCCGATTGTCTCACACGTTTTAAAGTTTCTAGTTGACCCAGAACATTAAAGACTTCCGGTTGTGAAGAACCTGGTGTCAACGTTAATTTTTTCTGTTCTAGTTGATGCGTGTATGATTCGGCTTGATGGGTATTTACATCTTTATCATCAAAGCTTCCATCATGAAATTCTTTCTTCAGTTTAGACCAAGTTGAAATTTCTCTCATTCTTGCTTTGGCGACGAGTTCCATACTCGCACGGCTATAAAGCTTTTCTTCGAGTTCAATTTGAGCCATTTTTCTTTCAAACTTATCTTTATCTTTTTTAATCTTATGTTCTAATTTTTCAATCTCGACATCGTTCTTTCGATACTCAAAAGAAAGATGCATGAGGTTTTCAAAGTGAGTATTTTGTTCCCGGACCGATTGCCAGTATTTTGCAGCCTTGGTTCCATATTTATTATCCGATAGAACCGAGAAACGCATTTCGGTTTCGGTTCTAAACATTTGTTTCTTTCTCCAAGTATCCTGAAGTTCAGGAACCATCTTTTTAAATTCAGATGCCTCAGATTTATCAAGTAAAACCATAAGGTGTTTGACTTCCTTATTGGCGTGCTGTTGGATATTACGTTTTTCTTTATTCATTCTTTCTCCAATATAGCTATTTTAAAATTTAATGCAAGTATTAACTCGATGTAAAGGTTTTAATAGCTAATGGTGTTGGTTGAGTCCATTCTTCTGTTTCATTTTTATAAGAAGGTTGATAACCTCCATAACAAAGCATCTCTGTTCCGGGTGCATTGGATGTACCACCGGGGCCATATCTTGTTACACTTAAATCAGCTACTTCAGTCCAAGAAGTTCCGTTGTATTGTTCTACAATACCCGTAGGTGTAGGAGTTTGACCTGCCATACACATTGCCATTGTTACGGGGCCTCCTCCGACCACCGCTTGACGAGCAGTATTAAGATTATTTCCTTCAGTCCAACTAGAACCATCCCATGTTTCACTATTAGCTGTGACACCTGGAGTTCCTCCACCAAAGGACATAGCTGCTGAATCAGATGATCCTGCTCTTCCTATATAGTGTCTTCCTGTGTTCATGGATGTGCCTGTTGCCCAATTGGTTCCATCCCACGTTTGAACGTTTGTACTTGCCGGATCTCCACCAGCAATGAGTCCTGATGTTTGAGTTCCAGCCCCTGAGTTTGAATCAGTTTTAGCAGAAGTTAAATTATTAACTTCTGTCCAGTTTGTGCCATCCCAGGATTCACAATCTACTGCATCAGGAGGTCTTCCACCGGCTTTGATACCAGCAGTTTGAGTTCCAAAAGATCCTCCAGGTTCTCTGTAAGCTGAATTAACATTATTCACTTCTGTCCAAGCTGAACCATTGTATGATTCACAATTAGCTGTATTTCCAGTTGATGTATAACCAGAAGCAGCAATACCCGTACTGTTACTTTGACCAAAACTAAACAGAAGAGATCTAGCGGTATTTAAATTTCCACCACTAGCCCAACTTCCTGTCCCCGCTGTCGCTATATATCCTTTTAAAACTGTGCTCGTTGTGTTGTACCAAACCTGTCCTTCTTGAGCGATGCTTATTGGAGGAGAAGCCGTTGTCCATTCTTCAGATGCTGTTGGATTAGGAGGTCCTCCAAAAGCTGATAAAGCCAATGACGTTGTTCCTAAAGTAGAACCCAGAAATGATTTTTTGCCTACTCCCATATCGCCTACTTCTGTCCAACTTGAACCATTCCATGCTTCTGTTATAGCTTGAGTGCCTGGTTGACCACCATAAACTAATGCTCCGGTTTGTGCATTTGCACCACCTGAACCCGCTAAATAATTTCGTGCTGTATTAAAAGAAGTTGAGGTTGTCCAAGAAGATCCATTCCACATTTCAGTGGCTGCTGTAGACGTCGAAGGAACATAACCTCCCATAAGAAACGCTGCACTAGAAGGTCCTACTCCCGCTACATATCTTCTTCCCGTATTTAAATCGGCAACTTCCGTCCAAGCACTTCCATTCCATGATTCTGTTTCTACCAAATAACCTTCCGAACCAGTTCCTGGAGGATAATTACTTCCCCCGCTATAAATAGCAGCGGTATTCGTAGCCCCCATGCAAGCGCCGCCGTGTCTTATTTGATTAAGATCTCCAACTTCTGTCCAATTTGTTCCATCAAATTTTTCTACATTAGCTACGTCTCCGCCTGGAGCATTTCCTCCAGCAACTAAACCTGCAGTTTGACTACCTCCAGAAGCACCAACACTTGTTCGAGCAGTACTTAAATCATTTACTTCTGACCAAGTGGTTCCATTATAAGATTCGCATAGTACTCCCACGGGAGGTGCATCTCCGCAAGCCGCTATGGCTGCCGTTTGACTTCCTAGTCCACCTACACCTCTTCGACCTGTATTAGTAGTATTACCACTCGCCCATGTTCCTGAAGCTTCAACCGATGTATAAGGATCAGTAGCATATGCTTGTATATTAAAACCTTTTATTGTTGAATATGTTGCCATTAGCTCACCGTCACCGTTTTAACTGCATAAACTGGAGATGTCCATTCTTCTGTTACGTTTGATGGAGAGGGTCCTCCTCCCATTACAACTCCTGCATTAGAACTTCCAGTTCCTGCCAGTCCATATCGACCTGTCGCAAGAGCGGCTACTGCCGCCCAACTCGTTCCATCCCATTCTTCCACGACAGTTCCAGCCGGGTACTCTGCTGCTAGAATAGCAGCTCCTTGAGTTCCAAACATCGTTGCATAACTATGATTTAAATTTGTATTATTTACTTCTGTCCAAGAGGTTCCATTGTAAGTTTGACAAGCTTTATAGGGAGCAGATTCTGCTCCTGCATTAAGACCCGCTGTAGTAGACCCGGTTGAGGAATTTCCAGCCACTGCTCCACTTACTAGATTATTTCCCTCGGTCCAGCTCGTTCCATTCCATGTTTGAGACATAGTAGTAGCTGTACCGCCACCACTGTCTCCAGCTATCATCATGGCCGCAGTATTCGTTCCTAATGAACCCATCCACGCGCTTGCAGTAACAACATTATTTTTTTCTGACCATGAAGTCCCATTAAATTCTTCTACATTAGAAGTTCGGGCATTACTATCTGGACTATAAGGAGTTCCTGACATACATAAAGCTGCCGTTTGTGTTCCTGATCCTCCTGGTCCAGCTCGAGCAGTATTTAAATCATTGACTTCTGTCCATGCCGTTCCATTGTATTTTTCAGTCTCATCTCGTGCTCCAGAATTATATCCTGCAAAAACCAGTGAAGCACTCTGAGGAGCATTTCTAGCTGCATTTACATAATGACGAGCAGTAGTCATATTTCCACCTGAAGCCCAAGCTCCAGCGCCTGCAATAGCATATTTAAGTGCAGCTCCAGTACTATTATACCATACTGTTCCATCCGCTTCTGAAGCAGTTGGATCAGAAGCTTTGGTCTCCACTTTAACTCCTTTAATTCCTTTGTAAGTCGCCATAGTTAAGTCCTACGGTAATATATATTTTACGGGTCTTGTGTTGTTAGTAGGTGCTTTTTCCGCTTCTGGTAAAGCATCCCAATCCGCTTGCGCCGTTTCTATTATCCCATCAACAATCGCTTGTGCTTCGGCTTTTGTTTTAGCCGTGCCCGCTACTCTGTTGATCCAGGATACGCCTGCAGGATTATTACCCACTACCCAAACATCGCCAGGATGACCAGACAGATAGAAATCATTACGATCTTGATGCGTAAAGAATCCTTTCCCTGTGTTAGTCGCTGTACAATATGTGTTTGCCATAGTTTCCTCCTTATTTTAACGTATATTTTTCTAATCTTGTTTTTAAAGCTATTATAGGATGTTTTTCCTCCGCAGGCAAATTATCCCATGCAGCTTGCGCTGTTTCAATTTCTCCATCCACAATCGCTTGTGCTTCGGCTTTTGTTTTAGGAGTACCATTAACTCGGTTTAGCCAAGATATTCCTTCAACACTTTTCTCTACTACCCAAACATTACCAGGATGGGAAGATAAATAAAATGCATTACTATCCTGAGCTGTAAAAAAATCTTTTCCCGTACTCGTTGCTGTACAATATGTATATTCCATAATTAACTCACCGTCACCGCTTTAATTGTATAAACTGGATCAGTCCATACCTGCGTTTCCGCATGATTTGATCCTCCAGGTCCTGTTCCTCCAAAACATATTGCGGAAGAAGCGTTTGCCCCAGAACTACCCATTTCTGATTTTTCCGCAGGTAAAACTGTACTTGTACTCCAAGACGTTCCATTAAAAGTTTCAACCAGTGTACATTTGGGAACGGGTGATGCTCCCTTTCCTCCCATAGCCATGGATGCAGATTGTGTTCCAGGAGACCCATATCCAAAAGCATCTCTAGCTGTATTTAAATTATTAACTTCTGTCCAAGACGTTCCATTATACTGTTCCGTAACATTATAAACTGCTGATGAAGGGTAAGTTGCGCCGCCTCCATTAGCTTGAGCAGCCGTACTTGTACCACAGCCTCCTATTGATTCTCTTCCCGTGTTTAAATCATTCACTTCTGTCCAAGTTGAACCATTCCATACTTCGGTCACAGCTAAATTTGAAGTTGTGGGGTAATTCGCTCCTCCAAAAGCTAAAGCCGCTGTACTTGATCCTGCCGATGAACCTCCCAAAACTGATCGGCCTGAATTTAAATCATTTAATTCTGTCCATGATGAACCATTCCAAGATTCAGTGAAATCAGCTGAACCAGGTCCTGAACCTCCAAATACTAAAGCAGCAGTAGTAGTACCTGATCCTCCTAAGCCATATCGATAAGTATTTAAACTAGTTTTAGTGGTCCATGCTGTTCCATTATATTGTTCAACAGCCACTCCAGCTCCACCACTTACAGGGGGTTCGCCTCCGCAAGAAAGAGCAGCAGTTGATGAGGATCCTACTCCGACCATCATATCTCTTCCAGTATTTAAACTTCCACCAGAAGACCACGCTCCATCGCCTTCGGTTCCTACCTTAAATTTCCAAGTTGTACTATTATACCAAACCTGTCCCACTGATTGTTCAGCAGGTGGATCGCTTGATAAGTTCTCGACCGTATAGCCCTGTATACCTTTATAAGTAGCCATTATTATTTATCCTTCAATAGCCAGCCTTGTGTTGAGTCAACATAAACTAAAGCAAAACCAGCTCGCTCTACCGATACCGTTAAGTCAGCAGCGGATCCTTGAATTTTATGTGAGTTCCTTCCTATTGTTAAATTTTCACTATCAAAAGTTCCTGCATAATCTATAAAATTAATTTCGTCTCCGATACTTGCTGATCCTGGTAATGTTGCTGTGAATGCACCTGAAGTAGTATTACAAAAATAACCTTCACCCGCTGCTGCTGTAAAACCACTTGTTTTAACAGCTTGCCATGATTGACCACCAGAGATTGTTGTCCAGGACATAACGCCTGCATCTGTAGAAGCAAGAACATCGCCCGAAGTAGAGGGAAGTGCCGTTGGTAATGTATAAGCAGTATCTTCCGATAAAGAACCAACAGTTAAACTTGCATAATTAGATCCAGCATCTGTGTCTTCGTAAATTTTTATTTTTCCAGCTTGTGTAGAATTTCCTTGAACAACAAAATTACCTGAACCATTTGCATTAACAGTTACATCTCCATTAGCTGCATCCGTAATTGTAATATTACTAGAGTTCGTACTTGAATTTGTATCTAATTTTAAATCATAAGCACCATTAGAAGAAACATGACCTACTTCAGATCCTCCTCCAATGCTTACTAAATCTGTTTTAAGAACAACGTTTCCTGTTCCGTTAGGAGCAATATCTACATCAGCATTAGATGCTGAAGTAATATCAAATCCATTGACATCTAAGTCACCACCTAATTGAGGAGAAGTGTCATCAACGACATCTCCACCAGTAGTAACTTCATTAACATCTGATCCATCCATATAGATGATGGCTGTTGTTTTCTTAGTTGCTGCGAAAGTATATCCAGAGCCTGAATCCGATGCTCCTTTAATTTGAACGGTATAAGAACCGCTCGTAGAATTTTTTATTACATATTGCATTTCCGTTCCGTCAGGAATGGTTACAATTCTGTTTCCTGTAATTGTACCTGTAAGGTCAATCACTTTAGTTGCCATAGCAGCGCCTGTTGAGCCATCAGACACACTTAAAGTTGTTGTTCCAGCTCCACCTGCAATAGATTGAGCTATATAGCCACCTGCTATTTGTTCTAGAATTTCTAAGTTTGTATTAGTCTTCGTTCCCCATGTACCGGCATTCTCGCCAGTAGCCATTTTTTCTACACCTAAATTTGTATATGTCGATGCCATATTTTATTCTCCTAAGCTGCTTTGCCGTCTACATCCGTATAGCTGGTATTTGATCCAGTTGCAACATCCGAATATGAAGTATTCGAACCCGTTGAAACATTACTATAAGACGTATTTGATCCTGTGTCAACATCCGCGTAATGGATGATTCCAGGCGCTCCAACTGATGCTGTCATAGCATCCATTGAGAATCCTACAACTTGATCATCGATTGCTGCAATCGTTCCTAAGGAAGCAGTCATTGATAATCCTGTAATTGCGTACTTAGATTCAATAACCACGGATCCAACAGAGCCAGTCATTGCTGACATTGAAACTCCTGTCACTGTAGCAGGACTCAATTCTCCTACAGAAGCAGTCATTTCCAAACCACTTAATGGAATACCTACGTTTGGAAGAGTTACGCTTCCAAGAGACATGGTAGTACTTATACCGCTTGGTGTTACTACTACACCTGAAAAAATAACTGGAGTACCTAGTGAAGCGGTTGCTTCTACTCCTGTTAATGGAACTCCTATATTTGGAATAGTAACCGAACCTACTCCTGCTGTCATCGCATCTAATGATACTCCGACTGCTTGATCAATAACACTTACCGATCCAATAGAAGCAGTTGCACTGACTCCTGTTAAACCCATAACTTGATCAGCAACTGTTACTGATCCTATCGATGCTGTTGAAGATACTCCGGTTGGTGCAACAGTGACGTCGGTCACTGGTGTGACTGTTCCTAAACTTGATGTGACTTCTAAACCCGTTGGTTCTACAGTTACGGCTGTAACTGGTGTTACCGTTCCTAAACTTGCTGTAACTGATAATCCTGTGACACCAACATTTGTATTATGCGTGCCTCCCCAAGGTTCATTGCCCCAGGTACTTCTTCCCCAACCTTCTTCGTAAATATCTAAATCGCCCCAATTAGCTCTACCCCAAGATAAATGACCCCATCCTGGAATTACATCATTAGTGGTAAATCCTCCTGTATTCCATGCACCTTCTCCATAAGGTGTATTTTGAGCGTTCCAGCGAGTTGGATTAACAATCGCCTGTACGCCAGTTACTGATACAGTTATATCAGCCATGACGAAGCTCCTATGCTATTCTTAGGATCGCGTCTGATGCGTCAGCTGTGGGAAATTGAATTGTGAAAGTTCCGCTCGTTGCTGTTTTATCTCCACCAAAAGCAATGGCACAAACTGAATCAGTTGTGCTTGATCCTGTACCCGTTGTTGTGTTGTAGATTAAAGCTCCATTAGCAGTGAACGATGCCGACGTCCATGAGACATCAGAAAAATCCGTGTAAGCTGTTGTTGAGCTTGAAGTAGGCGTAACATTTGTTAACGCTTTTCCACCAGCTGTATAAGCTGTTCCAGATGTGTTTGTGATTTCATTAGTCGAGGCATAATCTGTAGTAGAGGCTCCTAGAGTTGCTGAACTTGTATACAATGCAATCTTGAATGTATCACCTGTAGAATTAGTAAAGTTATGTTTACCTTCCAAAAGTTCTACTTTAAATGATGTACAAACTGCCGATGTTATTGCCATAGTTTACTCCTAATTATTGAGGTGGAGACTCGATCGGTATACGAACTGTTCCATCCGTATAATCATCTCTTCGTCTTCTACCTATTTGCATTCCTGCAAATTTCTCTACTTCCTGTTTATACTTGTTTTCGTAAAGTGTCAACATATCCATTGGGCCTTTTAAGTACCCATAAGTCTCTGCTAAACAACAGTATAATAGACCTTGAGGGAAATTTAAACTGATATAATTAGTCTCATTGCCTGACTCTAAAGTCGCTGGCATCAAATTATAATGAATTTGAAACATATAGGCTGCATCTGGAACTGGAGCCACCATTATTCTTCCAGAAGTAGTATCCGATAAACCAGTTGCTCCTCCAAACATAGCATAATATTTAGGTTTTCCTCTTTTAGCTGATTCGGTAGATGGAACATATTCTTGTAAAAAAGTTTGATCTCTTTTTAAGAGCCATTCATTAGCTCCGGTTACCGCAGACGTAGAAGTATATACTTGAACTCCTCTAATGAAGAGAGCTCCAGCAGGACAGTTAATAGTTGTTTGCCCAGCTACTAAACTTCCAGTTTGTGCTTTTCTATCTGAATCAATCGGAATTTCCATCATGATT